TGAGAACACCCATGTCAGGATCATCCGTGGCCGAGTCGCTGCAGCTTGTGCGGCAGGCGATGCTGTCCAATTCCGGCGCCGGCGGGGATCCGTTGGCGAAAGCGTTTCTTCAGCCCACCAGCGCGACCACCGGCCTGCAGGTCTACGACCTCGAAGCGCCGGCCAAACTGCTCTATCCAGTGCTCACGCCACTCCGCAATAAGATCCCCCGGGTCGGCGGCGGCCGCGGCATACAAGCCAACTGGAGAGCCATCACCGCTATCAATCCCGGCCACGTGTCCGCCGGATTGGGCCAGGGCAACCGTGGTGGCGTGATCGATCAGACCGTCAAAGAATACTTCGCCGCGTTCCGTGGCATCGGCCTGGACAACTTCGTGACCTTCGAGGCGGACATGTCCGCCGAGGGCTTCCAGGACCTGAAAGCCACCGCGGTGCAGAGCCTGCTGCGCTCCCTCATGATTGAAGAGGAGCGCATTATCCTTGGTGGCAACGGCATCACCGGCCTGGGCACCACGCCCACGCCCAGCCTGACCGCGATTGGCAGCGGCGGCGCGATCGCGACGGCCACGGCCGTGCAGGTCGGGTGCGTGGCGCTCACCCTCGAGGGCTGGCGCAACAGCACCGTGGCGCTCGGCATCCCCGGGATCCTGACGCGGACCAACGCGGATGGCTCGACCGATACCTATGGCGGCGGCGCGGCCGCGCCCTCGGCGGTGGCCTCGGTGACCACGGCGGCGGGCAGTTCGTCGATCAGTGGGCATGTCGCCCCGGTCGTGGGCGCTTTCGCCTATGCCTGGTATATGGGCGTCGCCGGCGTGCAGTTCCTGTTCGCCATCACCACGACGAACAGCTTCCTCTACACGTCCGCGCTGCCATCGTCCGGGCAGGCGTTCTCCACCATCAGTGGCGACAACTCCGTCAATGGTCTGGTGTTCGATGGGTTCGCGGCGATCGCCGCCAAGCCGGGATCAGGCGCTTACTGGGCGGCGATGCCGAACGGGGTGGATGGCACGGGCACGCCGCTGACCTCGGATGGCGCCGGCGGCATCGTCGAGATCGACGCCGCGCTGGAAGCGTTCTGGAACAACTACAAGCTCGCTCCAACCGAGATGTGGGTTTCTTCCCAAGAGCAGAATTTTTTCCGTCGTAAGGTGCTGACGGCGCCCGCCGGTGGAGCGCAGCCGATGATGCGTTTCACCGTGACCACGGGTCAAGGGACGGTTCGTGGCGGGTCTTCGGTGCGTGGCTACCTCAATCCGTTCGGCATGGGGCAAGCCGAAGAAATTCCCATCAGGCTGCATCCCGACCTGCCGCCCGGGAACATCATGTTCCTCACCGACAGTCTTCCGTATGCATTGAACGACGTCGCTAATGTATACCAGATGAAAATGAGGAAGGAATACTACCAGATCGAGTGGCCGTTAAGAACTCGCAAGTATGAATACGGCTGTTATGCTGATGAAGTATTGCAGCACTACTTCCCGCCCAGCCTCGGGTTCATCACCAACATCGCGCGCGGCTAAACCGGTGTCCGGCGCTGACCTTCATCCATGGTCAGCGCCGACGTCAATCCCGCACCCGCATGAAGGATCGCGATCATGGCACTCACCTTCGAACTGAACCGGCCGGGGATCACCTCGGTCTCGATCGACGGCATCGAACACAAAGTTGACCCGGCCACCGGCTATCTCACCGTCGATGTGATGACGCCCAACCTGATGCGAGAGCTCACCACGCATCACGGCGCCGTGCAGATCGACCCCAACGCGCAGCGCCGTCAGCAGATGCCGCCGCGTGGTCAGCCCGCCCCTTTGGCCCGTCCGGGAGTAGCCCAGCCGGGCGCCGCCCCTGGTGGCGGCTCTGGCCTCTCGGCGGCCCGGATGGCCTATGACGCCTCGACGGAAGGCGCCGGCCTGAAGGAAGCCAACCAACTGCCGCGCGAAACCGACAACCCGCCCGGTCCCGAGCAGGTGAACCCCTCGCTACAGAGCGGTCAGCAGCAGACCGGTCAGCAGCAGACGGGCATGGATCAGCAGACCGGCCAGCAGCAGCGCACCGGCAACCTGCCCGGCCAACTCACCGCCGAGGAAGAGGCGGAGCGTCAGGCGTTGTTCGTCGAACTCGACGAGGCGCTGGGCAACCGCGTCGATCGCCGGCGCTCGCTGAACCAGCTGCGTGAGATGAAGGAAAAACTGCCGAAGTCATGACCGCGTGGATTTCCACCGCTGATGTGCAGGCCTGGATTGGCGCCGATCTCACCACCGACCAGGCCACCGACCTCGCCGACGCGGCGACGTCGGTCGCGCGCGACTGGCTTGAACGCGATCTGGAACTGGCGACGTTCACGGAGACCTATGACAGCCTGGGCACCGATTACGTCCTGCTGAACGCGTGGCCGATCCGCACGCTCACCAGCATCGCGATCAACAATGAAGCCCCTCTCGCTCCGGCGGCTTTTGGCCGGGCGGGCTGGGGCCTCGATCCGACCAATCCACGAAAAGTGAGGTTTCCGGGGCGCAGGGTGCCACGCGGGATCCAGAACATCGCCGTCACCTATACCGCGGGCTATGACCTGACCCAGCCGGCGGGATCGCCCACCGGCCTGCCGGGCGCCGTGCGCAAGGCACTGCAACTGATCGCCTCCGCTCTCACCAACGCGCAGGCGGCGGATCCCAACCTGGCGAGCGAGAATACCGGGGGCGTGTTCTCCGGATCGTTTTACGCGACCGGCGTTGGCGCCATCCCACCTGGCGCGCGCACGCTGCTGCAATCGTATCGGCGGATCGCCTGAATGGTTGGGCGCAATGACTACGTCGCCAGACGCATCCAGACGCGAATGAAAAGTCGCGGCGAGGCGATGGTGTTGCGCCGCGTCTCGCTGCTGCCCGGACCTGAGCCGTTCAAATCGCCGCCGGACGTGTCCAACGACCTGACGGTGAACAAGGTCTCGGTGATCGGTGGACAGATCTATCTGGAGATCATCGGCAGCACCGTATCCGGCCGTCTGGTCCCCAACGATCGCCTCATCAATGCCGGCGTGGGGTTAAGCGACCCGCCATGTCTGGTCGTGACGATGCCAATGGTGGTGGTGACCGACGCCGATGGCATCCCCCAGGTCGACAGCGACGGCGCGCCTGTGATCAGCGCGGATCCACCCGCGTCTTATCACGCCGACTCGCTCGCCGGCGGCAACCGCTTTCCGGTGGTGCCAGTCAGTTTCTCGGGTGATCCGAATATGTTGCTCGGTCCGGCGCACCTGATCTTCGCCGCCGACGTCCCCGTCTACGGCAATCCGCTCACGTTCGAGCAGATGGTCGCGCTTGGCTGGGTGGAGATGGATACCGTCGGTTTCGCGCTGGCGGCGCGCGGCATCGATCCACCGCCCAAGGTCAACGACATGATCGTGATCTTCACCAGCGAAGGACCCGAACTCCGCGCCATCGTTCAGATCGGCAGGAAATCCAGCAACGCGGTCAACTTCATCTTCCAGGTGCAGGCGCGCTAATGGCCGATTTCTCCTTCGAGGTCACGCGTTGGGTCGACCGGGCCCGGGAGAACGCCAACGCGGTGCTGCGCGCGATCGCGATGGACGCGACCAACCGGGTCAAGGAACTGACCCCGGTGGACACCGGCTTTCTGCGCTCGAACTGGACCATCATCCGCAAGGGGCAAGAAGAGCCGGTCGCCGGCCGGGTGCCGGATCCGGCCCGGGCCGTGATGAGCGCCCGGGTGGGCGACGTAATCGTGATCGTCAATCCAACGATCTACGCCCGCGTCGTCGAATACGGCTTCGTGGGCGTCGACAGCGCCGGGCACCACCACAACCGGCAGGGCGTGCACATGATGGCGCAGACCATGGCCGAGCTTCCCGCGATCGCCGATCGGGCCGTTACCCGCCTGGGACAACGGGGATGAGCGAAGGAGACAGCCATGGCGATCGAGCTGCGCTACTTCGAGGACGCGTTCAACGGCGTGCTGGCGACGGCGCTGACCGATGGCTCCATCACCGGGATCGAGGATCGCAACGTAGCCTGGCCGGAGAAGACGTTCTCCCCACAAAAAGGCGTGCCCTACCTGAAACCGGAGCTCGCCGCGCGGGCCCGGCGTCCGATGGGCTTCGGCGCCGACGCCGTGCAGCAATGGGATGGCACATTTCAGATCGGTGTTTTTGTCCCGCGCGATTCGGGCACGCGCCTGCAAAACGGGATCGCCTCGCAGATCCTGCGCGTATTTCATCGTGGCCTCGCGCTGCGGACGCCGGACGGGGTTTGGATGACCGTCTCGCACGGCACCGCGCCGGTGCCAGTGCCATTCGGGGACTGGGTCAACCTGCCATTGCAAATCGTCTGGTTCGCCACCGAGCCGCCGTAACCCTCAAGGAGTAACGTCGATGACGTTCGCTACTGGCGTCGCCAAACAAGTCGTGATCGCGCGTGAAATCACCGAGGGTGTCAATCCGATCACCGGCGGGCAGACGCTGCGGCGCGTGAGTTCGGATCTGGCGCTGAACAAGGACAGCTACGAGAGCCAGGAAATCCTGGTCAGCCAGCAGCTGCGCGACGCCCGACACGGCGTGCACCGGCCGCAGGGCACCTTCGCGGGTCAGCTCTCGCCCGGATCCTTCAACGATTTCTTCGAGGGCATCCTGCGCTCCGACTGGGTCGCCGGCGCGGTCATGACGGGCCTCGCGCTGACCCTGAGCACCTCGGCCGGCACGCTCACATTGAGCGCGCCCGGGTTCTTCGCCGGTGGCCTGTTCAACGAGGACATCATCGCGCTGAGCGGGATCACCGGGGGAAACGCCGGGCTGAACGGGGTCAAGCTGCGGATCAACGGGCTGAGCGACACCGTCATCACCACGCGCGATCTCCCGGCCACCGGTCTGACCACCGGGACGCTCACCGGGGTCACCATCACCGTCGTCGGCAAGAAGCTGTTCATTCCGCCGACCGGGCAGGTTTACCACTCCTACACCATGGAACACTGGTTCTCCGACGTCGCCGTGTCGGAGGCCTTCGTCGGCTGCAAGTTCGGCAACACCTCGATCGCGCTGCCTTCGACCGGGTTGGTGACCTTCTCGACCCAGATCATCGGCATCGACATGATCGAGGGCACCGCGCGCGCGCTGACCTCGCCGCTCGATGTCTCGACCTCGAGCGCGCTGGCCGCGGTCAACGGCAAGCTCTCCTACAACGGCGTTGATCTCGGCGTGGTGACCGGCATGAACCTGCAGATCGCCGCCGCGCTGGCGGCTGATCCGGTGGTCGGCTCGAACATCGTGCCGCATGTGTTCAACGGCCGCGTGCGGGTGACCGGCAGTATGACCGTGCTGTTCGAGGATGAGGTGATTTTCGACACGTTCCGCAACGAGCAGGAGGTCTCCGCCTCGGTCATGCTCTACAGCGGCGCGACGTCGGCGTCGGACTTCATGCGCTTCACCCTGCCGCGGTTGAAACTGATGAGCTCGGCGAAGAGCGATGGCGACATGAGCCTGATCCAGAGCTTCAACTTCA